GTTCACTGTATCACCTCAAACACGCAAAAATTACGTAAATTTATTTCATTTTGTCCAGTCCTAAAATTGCTCTAACCTTGTCCGGCAATAAATCTGGGTTAATTTTGCCGATATTCTCCACAATAGAGCCTAGCTCCATCAAAATGATGTAAACACAAACTCCTGCGGCAATAGGCACCTGAAAGCCTAAGTCTACATATTTCTGGGCGTAGTCGATAAGATACGCAAGCACTACAAGCATAATGGAGCCAAATTTATGATACAATCCTTTTCTCATTTCTGAGGATTTCCACTCGTGGTTAGCGCAGGCGGCTACTCCACCGCTAGCTAAATCAAAAACTACAAAAATACAAGTTATCAAAGGTAACATAATATCTACCATCTCCATTCCTCCTTAAAAATTATTTTTCTTTTGTTTTTATAAATTAATTAAAGCCCTCTTTAGTTAATTAGTGATAAATTTACTCATAAGCGCATCACACAAATTAGAGTACATGCTTGCTTGTTCTCTCGTCATTGCTGCGCCCAATGTAAGCAATCCATAGTTTTTCGTTTCCCTCCAAACTGATGCAATATTAAATACATTAACCGGAACATCTGTGTATGTATGGTCTGTACTAATAGGAGTTCCATATGAGCCTGTAAACGCACCAATAACTCCAAAGTTACCAAGTGTACTTTGGACTACCATTTTAAATGATTTAGCCCCGAAATCTGCACCTGTCAATACACCAACTCTCACATTGGTACTGTTATCTGTTTTAAGAGAGAATGCTTTATTAGCGGTGATTCCGAACTGAATCGTTGTTTTATTATCATCTGTAAAATCGCACCCAAAAATCGCTTCCGTCTGTGTAATTTCTGCGAGACTGTCGGTATTGTATGCTCCAAAATGGAGATTTTGCTGACTGCCGTTAATTTTTACTTTCGCCGCAGTCTCCCAGTAATTTGTACTTGTTGGCAATAATTTCAAACCTTTGCTTGACCACACGTAATCTGAACCAAACGTAACATCTTTTTCACCTGTTTTCAGGTTATATCCGCATTCTGAAAGTGATCCACACATAACTGGAATATAAAGATTTCCAATAGAAGACCAAATTCCGTTATTTTTTAATCCGCTGATAAAATCCTGCACAGCAAACATTTGCTCATCGGTAAACTCTCTGCTAAAATTGGAAAGTAGTTTTTTTGTATCACTTGTTATTTCTCGTATAATATCAATTTTACCAATATTATTCGCTGAAAAATCTGCACCACTTAATCTTAAAATCATTCAAAATTCCTCCTTAATACATTTTTGCAACCGCAACTTCTGCCATACGCTTATAACCAATATTGTTCGGGTGAACTTGACCACAAGTTCCACCAACAGCACCGTACCAATATTTGCTATTATAATCATTGATACCACTATCTTCCCACAAATCTATACATGGCAAAGAGTATTTCTTTGAAATCGCTCGAATTGCTTCCACCTTCTTGTATCTGCTCGCTTCATATGCTAATACACTTGTCATATCTGGGAATCTTATAACTCCGATATATGGGTCTGCTGTACCCGTCATTCCTATTTCGAGTCTAACAGGCATTTGCGTCATTAAATATATTCTAGCAGATGGAATGTCCGCTAGAATGTTTTCAACCATACCCATGTAAGACGAATAAAAAGTCAATTTGCTTGCTGTTGTTACAATTTTTTCTGTGTATGGAGTATCATCGATAGTTCCAAGTGCCACTGAATCATTTTGTCCCGCATAAATAATAATCACAGTTCCATTTGTATCATCAGCGTAGTATTTAGCGTCCAATGACCTCATGTAAATGCTATCCTCTGCCGTTGGTGCGATGGCGGTTCCGCCTTTCGCCATCGGTTTATGTCCGTCTTTTCCATTTATATTCTCATCGTTATCAAACGTTACACCTAACCATTCCACCAACCATTTTTGCCAATTGTTATGTGCAGAAAAAGAATCTCCAATGGTAAGCAATTTCATTCCCTTAAATGGCGAATCAACACCACTGGAAACACCCATATTTAAGCCCTGTACACCATCTTTGTCTACCTTGAAAATAACATTTCCATTTGAATCACTAATGTAAAACGAATCTTCGTAAGTAGAAATAACATCATTAAGTGCAAGATTTTTCCCGTCAAAACCAGTTGAATGTACACCGTCCTTGTCAACTTTGCAGATGATATTTCCATCTGCATCACAGATATAGAGCGCGTCTTTTGAATCTTCATTGCTTTTTACGATTGGTTCCAACCTGTTCTCTTGATTAGCTAAATCTTCCTTTAGCAAACCAATTTCTTTTTTTAATGGGCCAAGGTCTTCTGTTGTTTCCCTACGTTTTGAGAGTATATATGCCTCATCTCCTGTTAAGCCACTTTTTCTCATGCTCTACACCTCCCTAAAGTAAAAACCACTTGCTATCAGGGGCATAAAATCCATATAATTCTCCTGTGTCTACGCATAACGCCGTCGAACCACTTGCAACATAATGAGGTAATTTATCTACTTCAGAAGACTTTCCCCAGTAATATCGCTTACTTCCGTCCGTATCTACGCAATCCCAGCCGCCTAAATCGTGTATAACATCCCCTTTGCGGTATGTCTGCCCGTCAATAATTATTGTCCCGCTAGCTATCATACTTCTACCTCCTTATGCATAAATCTATCAGACAGCTCTAGCAAGCGATCTGTGAGCATCTCATTTTGTTTTACAAGCTCTTCTATTTTTTTGTTTAGTTCTGGTATGGACGGCGTGTTATCGTTAAATAGGTGTTCCGGTTCTTCTTGGTCAACGTTCTCAACGATTTCATACTTTCCTTCCTCATTTGCCTCGATATGACACGTACCGTTTTCATTACACCACTGTGCAGCTTTTGGAGGGTACAAACCGTCAAATACGTATCCAATATAATATTCTTCCATAATTACACTCCTAACACATATCTTAGTACAAAGCCTTGATTGTTAACGGGTATTCCGTTTTGTGCGTTGTTAGATTTATTATTGTCAGCACCCTGTATAAATGTATCACCGATATATATGTATTTGTTTAATCCGTAATACGGATTGCTCATCAACATGCCATCGCCCGGTCTCCAGGCAACGTGCTGTTTAGGTACAAAAAACGTTGTCCACCACCAATTATCAACAGCACCATTACTATAGTGGCTCCAAACAAATACTGCACCGGTCGGTTGCATTGATATTGGCTCATTTAGTGTAAATTTATGCTCCGCAATCATCCAGTATCCTACGCTGTTAGCATCCCACAAGATGTTATTTTTGCCCAAGATGCACTCTATATCGTCAGATACGACTTGTATGTGGTTATTATCGACATGTATCCCAGTTCCCATAGACTCATACAGGTCGCTATACGTCGAGCCCCCTTTGACGGCTAGTGAAAGTCCTGTGGTGTCCTTGGTTTTATCGTAATACAATTCCAGAGCCGCCTTGCCGCCGCCATGGATGTCGTCTGGGTTTGTCTGCTGGGTGGAAACAACAATGTTGCGGTCGGATTGCATCACGGAGCCGGAGCCCTCATAAGTTTTATCGCCGTCCGTGTTGGTGATCACGATAGGTGCTGTACCAAACCTTACAATCTCACTATTTCCTTTTCGTACAGCCATACCATATGCATCAAGTAAAGTATTTTGTTTAAGGGTGTTCCCTCTCATGTCGCCAACTATCAGTCCAACACCATCTATATAATCAATAAAATTTGTTGCAGTTTTAGCTGCATTAATAATTTTTTCGTTCTGTAACCCAAAATTTTTAGCGGTTCCTTTTTTAAATCTTTCATGCGATTGTTTTACTTTTTCTGCGGCTGTATCATCTGTTGGTGGAGATGTAAGATTTCCAGTAAGCCATGCTTTTCCACCGGAGACACGTATTTTTACCGTATCCCCAGATTTGCAGTTAATAGCCATCTGCGCAGGTGTTTCATCTGCTCCGCCGTCAATGTGGACATATGCTGTTTTTTCGTCAACCCGAAGGACTTTTGCAACTGTATCGTATGGCTTTGTTTTACTTTCTTTCATTGCTGAAGCAATCTCTTTTACAAACTCATTCAATGCTTTCCACCTCTTCCTTCGTGCGGCAACCATGTTCCAGGGACAGTGTTTGCGATATTATTCTAAATTTTCCGGTAAGGTTATGCCGCGGATAATTCAAAAAGACTACATCCCCTAAAAGAACATCCTCAAAAAACCGCCGGCTATACTGTATCGTTCTGGCAGGGTTCTGCAATTCTTTTAGCTTTCTAACGGCGTATGCTGCTATATTTTCCCCAGAGGATAATTCAACACCTGTTTCCGATTTCCACACTTCCCTCCCCCGACTGACGGTTGATAAATAACTGTCCGGACTATCATCCCGCGCGATGGCCGCGCCGTAATCGTCATGTATTGCCATAAAACAGTTTGGCGTGTCGTACCAATTAAATGTGTCTGTTACATCACACTCTATTATGTCGTTTGCGTTAATTCCCACTGTAAGATCGCTGTTATTATCGTTTGCGCAGATAACAATGCTTCCATCGCCAAGTATTCGCATCCTCCAACCAATAGCATCTAAAATATGCAGTGCCATCGTGAGCCTTGTTTCCCCATCTTCCGCAACGATATTATCTGTAGTTATCGGCGATGTTCCCTCGACATACACAGGGGCAGGGATACAATCATTGAGCAGATTTTTAATCTGCTTTGCTCCGCTGCCGGCTGGTGCATAATAACCACGCGGCAGGATCACATCATCTGCCGGCTTGAGAACGGAATGACAGTCAATGTTGTAAGTTTCCCTAACACCATCAAGCTTTCTTTCCGGGAAGGCGGTCAAGCCAGTAAACAGTGCTACTTTTGCTCCTGACCCTCCCTGTCTGGCTTGCAGGTAAACGCGAACCCAACACTCATTGTCTGTTATCTTTTCTGTCATTGTAACAGATGCAGATTCCCTTAAATCTGACGTACTGTCCCGGTCAATACTGCCCTCAGTAAATTCAAATTCTTTCTGGTCCGTCCACGTCTTGGGGTCAACTGTAGTCAAAATATATCTTGCTGAAAATCCTTTGCTCCAATCCATCACATCACCTCGTTAGGATGTTCTGCGCTCCACTGCTCTTCCGTCACAGCGTCCAGTTCTTCCGAATCCACTTTTTTAATCGTTAGCGAGAAGTCTGTCCTCATTTTGTTATCGTGGTCTTTTTTCTCCGATATCTGTATATCGCAGGAAAATGACGAGCCGTCCGGTGTTCTAACGTGGCATATTCCGGGATACGTTGCGAGCCGCCTCATTTGCTCAATCATCATTGGTTCTGTTAGCGAAATACTTACTGCATCAATTTTTAAATCACGAGTGACTGCAGGGTTCCAGTCGCCTTGCACGGAGCCCCCAAGGTATACTGTCCTCTCAAAATCTTTATCCCATGAGTTATCTAAATCAAGGTTATACTGGATTTCGATAGATTCACTGTCAAAATCAATGATTGCCTTTTCGTGGGCTATCGAAAATTCGTTGTATAACCATGCAAACGAGCTATCTACTGTTATATAGTCGCCGTTGGCGGTTTTATTTACAACCAGTATGCCTCCATACTCATTTAACGCCGGGTATGGGTCGACATATTTCTGGCCATAAACCCCATTTTCCAGAATCAATTCCGCTCTGTCTACACTCATCCGGTACAGGTCAAATGTATCCCCATCAGCATATGTAGTTGGTTTAGCAACGACAATGCTCGCTGTTTTGTTGTCTTCGCTTGCGCTTACGGTGGCCGTTGGTACTTCCGGTTGATGTTTCCACCGTACAACAAACGGTATCTTTTTTTCTGCCACATGATCATAAATATCTGTAAATGCAATCTGTATGCTGTACCTTGCACCGTCATCCATCTGCCCGATCAGGTCGCCCAAGGCAATACTGTAGTTATCTGTTTCACTACCGGTAAAACTGGCAATAATTTCGCCGGCAAAATGCTGTTCCTTTAATCCGTCCGGGCGCAGAATATAATAATCCTCGTCCCTGACAATCATTACTTTTGCTGTGCCGGCAGAATCCCCGAAGGATGGGGCTATCGTTAATGGCAGCTGTTCTAAATAATTTGTTGTGCCTTCCGATGATTCCGGTACTGTCTGGTCGCTTGCTTCCGTGGTAACATCGCCAGAATTATATGTGGTTGCTTCCGAAACAAGATTTGTTGAAACGCTGTCTATTGTAGGTTTTGCAACAATTTCGACAGCCACAGAATCTGACCATGCCCCCTCTTTACCTCCCTGTGCTGTAACCATTGCTTTTAAATAATGGATTTCTCCTACGTTCCACAGATTGCCCAAAAGACCGCTTGCAGTATAGATTTTGTTAATGTTTTCAATCGTTTCTGATAATGTTTCCATACCGGAAGACATCATTAAAACCACAACGTTTCCATCGTTACCTTTGACCGGTTCATCGTTAACCGCTTCCGCTATTTTTATGCTCGCCTTGCTGTTTCCGGTGTAGCCAACACTGCAAATAACTGTGTCATCTATGGCGAGATAATTTTCCGTTGTTGCAAGCGTAGGAGTCGTTGGTGTCTCACTCAGAGATACGGAAACCGTATCAGACCAAGGAGATAACACTTCTTCGTCCCCGGACGTATCCCGCAATCTTACGCGGAAATAATATGTTTTTGCCGATTCCAGGGACCCGATATGCCATGTGGTCTCCCTGTCCTCCACGTCATAAGTAGTTGGGGCGTCCGTACTAATCCATGCGTCCTCATGGTCTGCCCATGATATAGTAGCCGCATCTGCGTTTTTCCATGACCAATCCCACGTTAATTCTACGGTATCAGATGCTACCGCCATTGCAGTTATATTTTTCGGCGGAACCGCAATTTTTCTTGTCTCTGAGTAAATCCACCCTGACTGCATGAGGGGGCTAAGTTTGTAGGTAATGCCAGGCGCTCCATTCTGAGGCGTAGAAGTTCCGGTAAAATTCTTGAGGGCAATCTGGTATTCAGCGCCGCCGGAAACGTCCGGACACGTAACCGTGATCGTCCCCTCTTTGTCGGTGATTGCAATAATACCTTTTTCTTCATTGTCTATTTTCATCCAGACGGCTGTTTTAGCGTCAGGCACTTCCGTGTTGCGCTCAATGCTGTTAATTGTCAGTGTTGTTCCTGTCGCTGATACCGTATCAAATGACGGGGATTTTAGGGCTCCTCGTGCCGCTACTCGTGGCTCAGAATACGCATATTTTTTATCGTGCGTACTTTGCACCCTTGTCCACATAATCTGGTCTTCCGCTATGCCGTCGTCTGTATTAAAATCTGCCGATACCGTGTAGTCATGGTATGCAACGGTTACTCCTGTGCTCCATGAGGTGCCGGTATACCTCTCTCCGCTTTCCGGCGTGTCTATGGCATATTGTAGCTCCATGGAATCCACAGGGCGGTCTTGTGGCGATGCCTGCACCCAGTTTGCCCATACATACCGGCTAGAGGAACCTATCTCTTTGCTCCCTGTGTTCTGTATGTTTGGACGTTCCGGGATGCTGTAATAATGGTACGCATAACCCCAACCGGAATCTCCGGCACATCCTCTCGACTTTACCCTTACAATGCGGCAGAATGTCATACTCTGTGTTGGGGAACCATCCTCTGTTATTTCCCATGTACCAGAAGCCCCTGTATAAGCCGAATTGGCAAAGCGAGCGTTCGCAATGGCGCCCTTATAGTTTGCCATTAATGCAGTCTGTACCTGTGTTTTTGCGAAATGTCTCGCATCATTCGCCTCGTATGATGTGCTCCAAGTAAAGGCACCTTTATTTGCGCCAGTATCATCAAGAGAATAAGAAACGGAAGGGGCATTTGGTGAATAAATGGTAAATGTCTTTGTGGAATGTGCGGCTGTATAGGTATGCTTTTTATCACTTTTTGTTTTGCCCTTTACCTTAAACTCTATCGCATTTAATAATTTTGATGAGACAGGATAATATTTTTTTGCATCAAGTGCTACCGTTCTTTTTGTTGCTGATTTTCCCACATCTATTTTCTTCCACTCTGTCCAATCCCATTTAGAAGCACCGGCGTTTTTTGTATGTAGACGATACCATAGCCACTGTCCATCCTCATATTTTTTCGCCGGTATTTTCCAAGATATTGTAAATTTCAAATTGTCTCTCGATATAGACAGACCGCTGGGAGCAGCAGACTTTTTCTTTTTCTTTGCCATTATGCCATTTTCACCTGCCTTCTAAGCTCGCTTGCCATCCTTCTTCCCCATTCTTCTGGGTTATCTGCACCGTTTACAGTTACATTAATAGTTACATCGTTTTTTGTTCCCCGTGTTGCCTCTTTGATATCACTCATCAGTCTGCTACGACCGTACAGCATCTCGTCTCCTGCTTCTCCTGCTCCAAACAAGGTGGCATCAGAAAATACATATGGGCTTTCCATAGCCTTTTTATACCAGCTAATGTGGAATGATGGCAGAGATCCCTTTCCGCCAATACCAAATGGAGCCTTTCCGCCGGAAACACTCAGATGCGGTAGGTTTAGGTGTGGAAGAGACCAGCTAAACTTTAAGGCACTCTTAAACCGTCCAGGAAAGCTTTTTACAAGGGATACTGCCTTAGTAAAGATACTTTTTACAGCTGACGGTATCTTAGTAAACGCCCCTTTAACAGCGGATAATATGCCGTTGCCCCTAAATGCCCCTTTGAATCCGTTTACGGCATTTTTAGCAGCAGTCTTCAAGAGCGATGGGAGATTTTTGACCCCTTTTATTATTCCGGTAACAATATTTTTGCCAAGCGAAAACCAGTTAAACGCTGTAAATACACTTAC